ATTCTTTGAGACCAGAGAGAAGTATTTCTTTTGTACACCCGAGTACCTAATCGAAAAATACGGGTCATTTGAGGGTAAAACAGAGGAAGAATTAAATCGATTAAATTTTATCTATAACACTGTAGAAGACAACACAGGACCAGGCCAGAGAATTGCCCAGCAGTCTGTAAACGATGTGTCCTACGGGAACAAGGTCGATACCTTTCATGATATGAAGGCTGGGATGTACCGCCGTACTGTGACCGAACTTGATCCTACAACAAGGACCAGAATCCAAAGGGACTATGACTATACTAACGAGTATCAAGATAAGGAGATGCCTGAGAAGGTCAAGCTAACGCATTCCGATACCTTTCTGAACAAGTACATGAGCGCCTCTACACAGCCTGAGCAGTATCTGATTGTTGACTTCCCACAGATTGGCCAGTCGAAAGGCAAGCAAGATATGAAGAAGCCTTATCAGAACTTCTATGAGAACTATACTGCGAAGCCTGTTGTGAACTATCATTTCTTTAGTAACGAGTTGGCTTTCGAGATTAACGGTCGTATTGAGTTGTATCCTGGCATGGTGATTAATCTTGAACTATATAAGTTTAACAATACTGTTTCTGGTAATAGAGAGTTAGATAAAGAAAGAAGTGGGAAGTATCTAGTGACCTCAGTGAGCAGTAGCTTTAGTGGCGAGTCCATGAAGCAACAGTTAGTTTGTACAAAGGGTGGACTATCATGAGCCCTGACCTGATTGGGATTTTGTTAGTAATATCAATAAGTTACACGATCTATTTGAAATTAGAGGATAAAGATTAATGAGTGGTGGATTTAATAATATGCTCCATTTCGTAGGTGTTGTTGAAGACATCTATGATACAACGAATGCGGGAAGAGTTCGTGTTCGTGCTTTTGGTATTCATCCTCCTCGTGTTTCTTCTGATATAGAAGATAATGTTCCTACGAAAGATTTACCATGGGCAACTGTATTAGATGGGACATATGGTGTTTCTCCTGTGATACCTTCGATTGGTGACTGGGTGTTTGGATTCTTTATTGATGGAAGAGAAGCACAACAGCCTATGATTATAGGTCGATTGCCTGGTATGCATATGAATCTACCTGCGGGTACTGGTGAGCCTGGTGAAGATGGTTATCTACCACCTGAGTCTATACACAACTATGGTAAGCCTGAACTGCATAGGTATCAAGGGGGTGAAGACTTAGATAAGGGTCAGACACTCATACAAGCATCTAGTGTGAATGAAGATATTGCACAAGCCTTATCTGACGAAACATTTGATGAGCCTAACATTGCAATGCCAGAGACGAACTATAACAATAGAGTATTTGCTTCTAAGAATGGTGATAACTTTATTGTAATGGGAGATGGTGCAGAGTCTGAGTCTAGTGATTATATTTTGATGTCCCACTCCTCTGGCTCTGTATTCCAGATTGACCCAAACGGTACCATCTTTATTAAATCATTTGGTGATCAGTATAACACAACAGAGGGTGTCTTGTCAACCTTTGTGAAGGGTTCTTCTCATACAAACATACAAGAAGATTGGTCAGTAAAGGTAGAGACGGGTAGTGGTAAAGTGTTCATTAATGGTGACCTAGATATCGAATGCGAGAACTTTAATGTCACAGCACGGGCCAATATGAATCTAAATGCTGGTGTCAAGTTAAATATGTCAGGATCTGGTATATCAGCAGTAGCGACAAGCGATGATATTAATATGAGTGCGAATGGAAGCATGAAGTTTAAGACAGGTACTAGCGAGACACTAGGTGGTTTCTATGTACAAGCACTTGATGGAGACTTCCATATTGACACCTATAAGACAAATATGTTAAGCAAGACATATACAAAGATCAGTAGTGAGGGTACTCCTTGTGTATCAGATCAAGTATTACCTTATGCTGATTCAGGTCATCATGGTGTTGAGATCAATACACCTGACATTATTCATCTCGACTCTGGCAGTAATATGTCATTTACAGCAGGTGGACTATATGGAGTTAACTCAGTAGGCAATGCAAGTATTAAGACAGACGCTAACTTCCATGCTCATGCAGGTGGAGATGCTCGTATCAGTGCAAGTAACACAGCGATTAATGCACTATCTGGCCAAGCAGACATGACAGCATCAGGCACATCAAACATTCAATCCGGTGGTAATGCAAGTGTAGATGGTGCTAAAGTTTATCTTGGCTCTGGTACTGCGGCTAGATCAGGTCTACCTGACGATGCAGGAACAGCAGTTACGACACAAGAGGGTGCTAGAGGTGCTCAAGTATCACTCAAAGATGCACAAGAATCAGTCACAGAGATTGCAAGTGTAGTATCACCAGGCGAATTACCACAAAGTAAAGCACCAAAAGATGCAGTCATTAAGAGACTTACATCGTTCATCACAGGTTTAATGGAGTAGAAGTATGAGTTTACAATGTGATAATACAACACCACTTGGGAGTAAGGCTTCAGCAGAAGCACTGAATGAGAACAGTGCGGCTCTATTAGAAGCAATGTTAGACTTGACTGATCTAGCAAATGCTGGTGTATTGAGTGATGAGAATGGCACAATTATAGACGAGTTTGCGAATCCTCTTGTTACATTAGATAGAAATGAGTTATCAGAGACAGCACTTTTACTGAATAATGTACTTGCAAACATACCATTAGACGAGTTTCCTAATCTAAAAGGCAAGATAGAAACTGATGGAGCGATGACAGTATCTGACTTAGCTGAACTTGCCCTAGATCAAGGTGTTGATATAACAGAAGCGAAGCAAGACCTTGCAGACTTTAATGAAGGCTTACCTCAAGTATCAACGAATCCTAGTTTGACAAAAGCAGGTACTCGTGTGGTAACAGATGCAAGTGGCTCTACACTTGTAGATGACACAACAGCCTCACGATTGAATACTAATGATCTTCTAGGAACTGGGGGTGCAGGAACAGGAACAGGTACTGGTACTGGTACTGGGGGTGCAGGAACAGGTGGAACAGGTACTGGTGCTGATAGTACAACTGGTATAGATGGTATAGATGAGACTGGTATTATTACAGATAGTGATTCATCGGGCTATACAACAGGTACAAGTGTTGGTCTTGGTACGGGTGCTACAGATGATTCTGGTATAGATAGCACTGGCCAGAGTACTACAGCAAGTGGTGGTGTAATTGCAACTGACTTAGGTGATAATCAAGTAACAACAGGTACTGGTACTGGTGCTACACAGGGTGGTGTTGCAACTGTAGGGTTTAACACAGATGGTACTACAACAGCGAATGGTAGTACACAATCAAATGCTACGATTAATACTGGCTCTAGTGAATCATCTATATTAGGTGCTAATGATACACGATTATCTCAACGAGTAAGTACTCCAATAAGTACTTCAGATAGTGGTCTTACAGGTAGTGGTGTTACAGGAGGAACAAGTGGTATAGGTAGTGGTGTTACAGGAGGAACAAGTAGTGCTGGTATTGGATTACCTACGAGTGCAGTAGGTGCTACTGCATTAGGTGCTGTAGCATTAGCACAGTCTATATCTGGTGGAGCTGGTGCTGGTAGTGCTATACCTGGTGTTGGTGGAGCTGGTGGACCTAGTACTCTAGATAGACTACAGACTGATATCAATGGCATATATGGTGCTGTATCTAACTTTAGATCAGGTCTCTTTAAGATTATACCTCTTGCTGTATATAACCTATTAAATAAACTAGACTTTCAGGCTGCTACGAATCTTGGACAAAAGTTAAGTGGTGGTATATGTGGTGCTTATAATGATGTACTTAAAAAGGTAAGTCAGTTTACTCAGATAGTACAGACTGCAAGGAACACTATGAGTGAAGTTGAGAACTTACTAGAGAAAGACCTTAAGAAATTAGCTGAGAGTGTGAAGCAGAGAGGTGTATTAGATACACTATTAGGTATACTCAAGCAGATTATTGAGGGAGCAATTAAGGTAGCACAGGGAGTAGTCATCGCCGCACTAGGTAGTGTATATGCCATTATAAAGAATATACCTTCTGCGAGTAAAGCAGTCATGAAGAAAGTGACTAAAGTGGCTCGTGATATCAAGAACTATATGAATGATGCCAGTGTAGCAAAGATTATTGAAGACATGGAGAAGCTAGTTGTTAATCTAGCGAGTCAGTTTGAAAGACTTACACCTCAGAATATTACCAATCTAATGTTTCGCTTATGTGAAATGGCTAGGGATCTACAGACGAAGTTAATGGCGCCTGCACAAGATGTGAATAAGTTTGCTCAATCATTAGGTAGTCAATCACGAGCAATTGCTTCAGTAAATGCGAAGAACACACAGAGAGCAGTGAAAGCAGGTGGTATTCGTATTAGTGATGCTGATAGAAAGGCAAAACAGAAGAGTTCAGCAACAGCATTGAATAATGAAGCGAGTCCATCAAACACAGAAGCAGTATATGTTAATGAGAAAGACATGACTGATAGCGAGATGCAAGCACTTATATCTATAGATGAAAGTGGTATAGGTAGTATTATTACATTTGGTCCTAAGCTATTAGAGAAAGATGCGCTTGGTAAACAAGTTGGCTGGGAGAATGTCAAGACAGAAGTATGGCAGAAGCTATTGAGAACAGCACAACAGACAGGTAATAAGTATACTGTAAATGAGGGTTATGTAAAACCTAAGTATAGTAGTCTACTCAAGGGTAAGCCTAAGACTCCACATAATACTGGATATACCATTGCGATAGCAGTAACACCAGCTACACGAAAAGACACTATCGTAGCGGCAAGTAGAGCAGGCTTTACTGGCATCTCTGTATATCCTTCTTATATACGATTATCATTATCTAATCGAAGATCACATATGTCGGGATTAAGTGGACAAGAAGCGACTGAGATACAAGAACTATTAGATAAGCATAATATAGATGGCTTTAAAATAAAAAGAACCTAGCGGTCAGTATAAATAATCTATAAAGGGTATAAAAATGGCTAGAGTAACACCACGCACAAAAGGAAAAGTATTCTTCTCTGATTTTCTTTCGAATCTAGAGGTAGTACCTGGGCGTGCAGATGTCGCTCGTGTAGTAAATCAGAATGCTGTGAAGCAGAGTATTAAGAATCTACTCATGACAGATCGTGGTGAGAGACTCTTTCAGCCAAACATAGGGTGTGATATACGAGGTAGTCTATTTGAAAACATGGATCCTAATACTATACTCATACTCAAAGAGAATATTAAATCAACAATTAAGACATATGAGCCTCGCTGTATATGTAAGGGTGTATCAGTAGTTGCAAATACAGATCAGAATGCCATTACTGTAACAGTTATATTCACTGTAATAAATAGTAACAAAGACTCATCACTCACAATCGATCTTAGTAGGGTAAGATAATGACGACAGATATTAAGCCAGTAACAAACATGGACTTTAATGCAACTAAGGAAGAACTGAAACAATTCCTTAGAGATCAAGATCAGTTTAAAGACTTTGATTACGAAGGCTCGAATATGAATGTACTATTAGATGTACTTGCATATAACACTTTCTATAATAGCTATTACTATAATATGGCGATTAGTGAGATGTTCCTCGATTCTGCTTCTCAGCGTAACTCAGTAATCTCTCATGCAAAAGAATTAAACTATCTACCAAGAAGTAGAAGAAGTGCCATATCTAAAGTGAATATAGTGGTAACTTACCCCAATTACGATAGTAACTATTTCAATATACCAAAAGATACACCCCTCATTGGTCGCTGTGGTAATCGCACTTATACATTCCTTACAGATAAAGCACACAGTGCTGTTCGAAGCCCGAATAATCCATCTCGATATATTGTGAATGGTGTAGATGTATATGAAGGGCGTATTATTACTGAGTTGCTCTCAAGTAGTAATACTCTGATCTCTAATGATGGTATAGACACAAGAAGCCTAGAATTGAAAGTGAATGGTATTGAATGGCTATTCAAGACTGACATATATGGCCTTAAGTCAAATGATAAAGTATTCTTCCTACAACCAGAGAATGACAGTAAGTACTCTGTTCAGTTTGGTAAGAATAGCTTTGGTATTGAGCCAACGATCACTGATGTGATTCAAGCGAAGTATAGACTGTCTTCAGGAGCGGCCGCTAACGGCGTGACTTCTTTGACTCTTGGCGCTTTTGGCGGAGCATCATCAATTGATATCACTGTTGTAGAACAGTCTGGTGGCGGAGTCGATAGTGAGACCATTGAATCGATACGAACTTTTGCTCCTAAGGCTCTTCAAATACAAGAGAGAGCAATCACGACACGAGACTATGAGACTCTACTTCGTACTCGCTTTCCTAATATTCAAGCAATCTCTGTATATGGTGGTGATGAAGTTGATCCACCTCAGTTTGGTAAGGTCATCATCTCTGTTGATGTAGTAGGTGGTGAGGGTGTTGCTGACTATGAGATTGCGAACTTCAAGCGATACTTAAAAGATAAGACTCCGCTTACAATTGAAACGATATTTGTAAGTGCGAAATACCTATTTGTTGATACGACTGTGAATGTGGTCTATGATCCTAATCTTACAAGTAAGTCTGCTTCACAGATTAGGGCTGAAGTACAACAAGCAGTGATTGATTATCAGAATGCAAGTCTAAATGACTTCAAGAAGACTTATCGCCAGTCTAATCTAGCGGCTTCGATTGATAGACTAGAGACTTCAATCATGTCAAGTGATATTGTTGCGAAGCCTATCATTGAGTATATTCCTGATCTAGGCATATCTGCATCTCCATCATTCTCATTTGAGACTCAATTAGTTAAGCCATATCCATATGATGACGATAATGGCTTTATAGGATTCAAGCCTGCTGTATCTTCAACTAAGTTCACAGTAGATAATACTCGTGTGTCAGCAAGAGATGATGGTAATGGTAATATCATGCTTGTGATTAGTGGTGCTGAGGGTGACAATGTATTTAAGCCTTCTGTAGGTACAATTGATTACACAACAGGTATTGTTCGTTTGATTGATGTAAACATTACTCAGTTTGATGGTACTGCAATTCAATTTACGGCGAGTTCAGTAGCGAAGGATATTAAACCACCTAAGGATCGTATCATTGTTATTCGTGGTAGCGATGTGAAGGTTAATGTGACACCAGTGGAATCAACCTAATATGTCAATTGAGATAAGAGACAGTATTCATTCTGATATTGTTAGCCAGTTTCCTGCTGTCTATCAAGAGAATAGCCCGTTTTTACTTCAGTTCATTGAGGCTTATTATGAGTACCTTGATGATAAGTTAGAGCGTGATCTACCTAGACTCAAAGATATCGACACCACACTGACTTCATTTATTGTCTTTTACAAAAGAAAGTATCTTGCAGACTTACCGTTCTCACCTGAGACAGATGTTCGATTTGTACTCAAGCACATTCAAGACTTGTACACAAGAAAGGGTAGTGAGGAATCTCTTCAGTTATTGTTTAAAGTTTTCTTTAATGAAGATATCGAAGTATTCTATCCAGGTAATAATGTACTTAAGGCTTCTGATTCCATATACAGAAAGGATGTGTTTCTTGAGATGAAGCCCATCTATTACGGCGCTCTAGAAACTTATCCTATTAGTCGTGGTAATACAATTCGTGGTGATCTATCTCAAGCAAATGCATTCGTAGATGATATCGTATTTGTTAATCTAGGTGGATCGATTACTCCTATTGTTTATCTATCTAGTCAACAAGGATCTTTTGTCCAATCTGACTCACTTGAAGTATTGGCCGCTACAGCA